CAGGCTTAGGGATGTGAACAGTGTCACCCTTCTTGCCTACCATAGACATAGCGCGGACGAGAGGCTTAACTACAAGCGCATTCTCATAAGAAGCGATGATTTCATCTGACCAGATTTCTGGGATGAAAGTCGCCGCAGTTGTGTTAGTTACGTGGTTAGTACCAAGTGCCATTTTGATTTTCCTTAAAGGTTAAAGCCCCTTGCGGGGCGATGAGGTTACTTACTTTACTCGACCTTCTTGGTAAGCCTGCATGATTTCTCCTTGCATAGCGGCGTACCGTTTCGGGTCTTTCTGCATTAGGTCGATAATGTCACGACGACGGTAGACCTTCTTTACTGCTTTCCCCTCTGGGTTTGCCCGAGCTGATCCAGTGGATGCTCGCTTGAGCTGTTGCTTTTGGGCTAGTTTCTCTACGGCTTTAGCTTGGCTAACTGTAGTCTTGCGCTCTTTCCAGAGGCTTAACAACTCGTTAGCTTGCTCGAAGTCGTATTCCTGATCAGCCTTTCGGAACATCTCTGCTCTGACCTTACTACCTCCGACCCATTTCTGGAAGTCATCGTTAGCTAGGACCTTATCCATATCTGGATGGGCATTCTTAAGAGCGGCCAGTGCTTGCTGTTTAGTCATCTCGACTGCGGCTTGCTGGGCACTCTGTAAAGTTGGGTTCTGTGCGATTAAACGCTCAACCGCTTCCCTTGGGTTAGTGAAGAAGTCACTATCGTCAACGTCGGGTTCTGGTGCGGATGTTGCTGTCGCTGTTTGGCTCTGCATGCTCTGTTGTACTAGGGCATCTACAGCCTTGCGTAGCTCGCCTACCTCAGAAGATTGCTTACCCATAAGGGATTCAAGGTTCTGGTGCATACGTGCTAACTCAGCGGCACTTTTGCCTCTGTACTTCTCTGGAAGCTCTTCAGTCTCCACTTCTTCAACTTCGGCGGCTTCAGCAGGCTCCGCAGGTGCTTCTGCAGTTGCTTCCTCCGGTGCTGGCGCTGGGGCCTCTTCAGTCAAATCAGCGAACTCTGTAGGGTTCTCTTCCTGTTCGGTAACGTCGGTTTCAATTATCTTAGCCATAAAGTAACTCCGGTCCTGTAAGGGTTATCGGTGATTGGGTATACGTAGCGACTGGCTTAGCCGTTATCTACGCGCTTAGCGGCCTTCTCATGTCTCTTAGCCCACTTATCGGCGGCTGAAGGAAAGTCACCAGAGGTGCCCTCCAAAGAAACCCTGATCGGGCTAATGATGCGCTTGGCTTCTTGACCACACTCTCCGCACCGGAAAGTATCATCTAAGTAGCCAAACACTTCAGTTAAGTGCCCCGAAGGGCAACGTACATCAAATATCTTCCGCATCGTCTTCGTCTGCCTGCTCTTCGGATGCTCTAATCATGTTCTCGTAACCAGCGATGCTGTGGAGGACATTGAGCTGACCTTTAGCAATCCAGAAGCCTTTCTCATCGTCGATGTTCTCGACTCGGATAGACTGGATGTTGTTAACGATGTCGTTCATAAAGTTAGCCCAGCCTTCAGTGTTGAATAGCTCGCGGGCGGCGTCAAAGATTTTCTCTTGCTCGTTCATTACTTAGATCCTCGTGTAGTAGTCTTCTTTGCTGGTACGTTCTCCAGAGATTCCACCTTAGACTCCAAGGTTTCCACTCTAGCGTTTAGCTTAGCGAGGATTTCGTTGAGCTGAGTCAGAACTTGATCTAACTGCTTAACTGTTACGTTTGTCATGTGCGTTCTCCCTGTAGGGCGCTGTGGATAGGAAAGAGGCTCTTGACGAACCTCAATGCCTATTATATTATAATGGGTCTGGTTGAGTCAAGCTACTTAGAGCTTTTAGATCCCTTACATTTCCAGCGCTTACGAGAGAGGCGTAGAGGGCTGTTAGGGTCCTTAGCGGCCTTAGGGTGGCTCTTCATCTGCCCAGCAGAGCGAGCGCAGTAGCTATCGCCCTTCTTGGTGTTAGGCTTCACCTTAGCACCCTTCTGGCCGTAGCTTACTTTCTTGCCGCTAGAAGTAATCTTAACTTTTGCCTTACCCTTTGCGGGACCTGCCTTGCGTGGCATTACTTGTATCCTCCAGCTCCGCAGTTACACTTTTTGCCTTTGCATCCGCATCCTTTCTTTCCACATGCCATGGTTATCTCCTTAGGTTAATCCGCTAATAGTCACAGTCTCGATGTCGTTAGACACCATAGAGATCATGTTCAGCTTTGTGTAGTTCTGGTCGCTAGGGTGAACTTGGTTACGAATCATGTTAGAGTATGAGTCGTTAGTGCCGTCGCCCATCAGCCATACCTGTGTAGAGTACGCAGATGATCCATCATTGAGGCTGAAATTCCATCCTGCATCACTACCCTGCCAAGGAAGGCGGAAAGCGTTGCCGACTTTGTAGTTAGTCAGCCAGTCTTTCGGGTCAGTGATCATTTCAGCAATTTCTGCGTCAGTAGGCATAGCTACGCCTTGACGAAGAGTAGTAGCCACAAAAGAGGCGATCTTACCTCGGAAGCTACGGTTAGCACCGCGTCCTCCGATAGTCATATCACCAGTAAACTCACGATTCATTCGATAGCCGAAAGAGCCAGAAGTCCAGTTAGCGGCAGTAGACTTGTTAGTGCCTACAGCCCAGCTACTTGAAGCACCTGTGAAGCGGATGTCAAAGCAGTCCGCGATGTCAGCCGCAGTGTGTCCTCCGCCTACACGCTCTCCAGTTGAGGCGATGTAGACAGCCCACCAGCCGCCGATGTTGCCAGCGATAGAGCCGATATAGCACTCGTTAATCTCTCCCGCACGTCCCCATCCAAACCACAGATCGCGGTTAGCGTCTCTGCGAAGGTAGATGTTGTCGTCAGTCGTTCCAGAGCCTTCGCCTACGTTCCAGACGTGCTGGTTGCTGTTGTAGGTAGTAGCTTTGAAAACAATAGCTGTAGCCCACGGTCGCGAGTTAGAGTCAGAAGACGTGTTACCAGCTACTGTAGGAGCGGCGACGTTGTTGTTGATTCCCGACATCTTCATAGGAACGCGGTTAGAGCTGCTGTCTACTTGCTGGGCTCGCTCTGAGCTTCCATCAAAGTCTAGCGCTTTAGTCCACGTAGTAGTATGCGACGTAGTAGGAGCTACGTTAGTTGCCGTCAGCGTCATGCTACCAGTGCTGGAGCCGTAAGCGTTTGCACGTACAACAGTGATGGTGTAGTCAGTGTCCGCACCTACGTCAGCCAACGTACCTTGTATCAGTGAGTAGCCGTCGAAGACAAGACCAGAGCCAGAGGGGCTGATGGTCACAGAGCTAGTCCATGTAGATCCCGCAGGAGCAATCTGTAGGTTTACTGCTGTGCCTTCCTCTTGTGAGATGTCTGTCTGCGAGTACGCAGGCGGTGCCAAATCAGCGTTAGTCAGAGAGGTGATCTCTGTGTACGTTACGGCCTGACCGTTGAACGTCTCGCCGCTAGGGGCCGCTGTGTGGTGATACGTAGCCGCGTCGTGTGTCGCTTCTGGCATGTACCAAGTAGTGTTAGTCGGATCGTCAGCATACGTGTGAGTGTGCGAAGCAGGCGTTGCCGCGCTGTTCACGATCTCATCGTAGTATTCAGCTTCTTCCGCTGTGGCAAACAAAGGCCATACGAAAGTGTCGTCCGGTGACTCGATGTAGCGGAACTGCATAGTAGGAGCCGCTGGCTCAAGCAGGTGCACCTTTGGAGTCGAGTACAGACGTGGAACTGAGTTAGCTACCTTAACGCCCAAATGGAACTCTGCGCCTTGAGGAACAGGGTAGCCAGTACGTGCGTGTAGCTTCCAAGTGGTGCCGTCGTCGGCTAGTGACCAGATAGCGATAAAGCCGTTCTCGTCGAGGCCTACGCGGATCTTGATAGGGTCGCCAGCGAGCCATTCGTCGCGGGCTTCAAACTGAGTGTTAGCGCTGTACCACGCCGGACCTTGTACGTAGCTAGTGTTAGCGCCGTAGTTAGTCCAAGAGCCGTTAGGCGTAGGGTGGAACCAATGGCTAAACTGGAAGCCGTAGTGTGCGCTGTTGCCTACACCGAAGCTAGAAGGGTCTGCGTATGCGGCAGTGCCAGTGTAGTGTCCAGCCGCGTAGCTTGCGTCTGAGTGTACTAGACCGAATCCAATCTGGCCTTCGTTGCGGATGTCGAACGTGAAGTATTCACCGGCCTGATCAATAGTCTCGGTTGACTTGTAGCCGTTGTAGTTACCGTTCGCACTAGAGCCGAATACGTCGTCGCCAATAGGGTCGATGCCGTGTGCGCCTACGATGTTGCCGGTAATCAACGTACCGCCTACGTCAGCGATCATCGTGCTGTAAGGGTCTGAGATAACTACAGACTCGAAAGCACCTACAGTAAACAGCTCGTTAAGGGCGTTAACTACGTCGTTGATGCCGCCAGATACAGGTTGCTCGTTGATTCGGACCATTGTGTGATCCAAGCCTTCGAAGTACTTGTGCTCGTCTGGCTCATCAGCACCGTTAGGAACACCAGCGCCGATAGCGTGTAGGTGAATAGTTCCGTCAGTGTCAGCTACAGCCTTAATAGTGTTTACACCGTAGTGCGAGCCGTTGTCCATGATGACAGACGTAGATGTCTGATCGAGGCGGAAGTCTACAGACTGGCCGGTCAGGTCGGTACCTACAGCACTTACACCCTGTACGTTAGCATTTGCGTTTACGTAGTTTACCATTTCCTCGGCTGAGGTGAAGACAGTACCGTCGCGGTCGGCGAAGTCAGAGAAGTCTACAGCATAAAACTCGTATGCAGTCTCCGCTTCGTTCGCGCTTCGGATGTCGTTGATGATGTCTACACGGCTACTGTCAGCGGCGTTGATCACTGCCGACAGACAAGCGTTCCAGTAAGCTGGCTGTGTAGAACCGATGAAGTTAATGCAGTTACCTGCTTCGTTTCTTGAAATTCGAATAGCCATTTAGCGTACCACCGTAAATAAAGTTGTTAAAGGCTGAATAAGAATAGGATTATCTGCGCGTATAGCAGGAAGGGCGCGGGCGTTGATGTCTTCGGGTGAAGCCACGTAGGCCGACATCTCTACTCGGTTTAGATAAGCCTGTCCCTGAGTACCTGTGCCGTAAAAGATAGGCTGTGCAGTCAGAGGGAAAGTAAATGTAACAGCGTCGTTTTCGTCGCGGGTAGCGAAGATGAGGCCGACTTCTAGGGTAGTGTTAGCGACCTGTGGGACGACGTTGAAACTAAATCGAACGAGAACGCGGTCGCCTTGTACGCAATCGCTGAAGTCGTATGATCCGTTAGCCGCCGTGTACTGGAGATCGCCAGTTGTCACAGCCGCCGATAATGCTGTGTCCTCAAAAAGGAACATATTGTCAAAGCCCTTAGGCATGTTCAAGCCGCCCATAAGACCTTTAGTTTGATCGAAGCCGTCACGGGTCTCGCCCCAATATTCGACATCGTTAGCAATTTGCTGAGCGGCGCTAAAACCAAAGCGCTTCCACACGCCCGCATCTGCTTGTTCTTGAGTGTATTGTACGTTAGAGCCTAAGTCGTTAGCGCCAGACTGTCCAGTAGTCCTCTCGGCAAAACCGCCGGTGAACTCGTAGCCAGTGTCAGCACCGTTGTTGATAACGTCTTGGATGTCACCTAACTCGTCTTTTATGACTTGGTTGAGGTATCCGTAATAGCCATTATCGTATGTGCGTAAGTCAATGCCCATGTAACCTCCTGAGAGCGTTTGTGGGGGCTTTTAACGGCCCCCTGTAGGTTGGTATAGTTATATTTTTTAAATGCCCTGTGGGCCATTAGAGGGGCTTGTAGGGCCCTGCTCTTGCATCATCTGACGTAGCTGGGCTTCTGGGTTAGCCTGTTGTGCTCTTTCTTTGACAGCGATGTCGCGTTCTTTGAGTAGTAGCTCAGCAGTCTTTACTCGCTTTTCAAAGTCAGCGTCTAGTTTGCCGTCGTTGTTCTGATCGCTGTACTTCAGCGTCAGCTCTGTCGGCGCAAGCTGAGACTCTGTGCTGTACTTCTGAGCGCGTGAGTTAGACTCTGCCGCTTGTGCGTTAAGAAGCTGAACCTGACCTTGTGCAATAGACTGCTCAATCTGCATCTTCATCTGAGCCATTTGTTGCTCTTGCGGATTAGGCTGGTTTCCTGCTTCGATAGCCGCTACGATAGACTCACGATTACCTACGTTCAAGTGCTCGATGATAGACTGAACAACAGCGCCGTGCGCTGGAGAGTCTGGAGGAGTTACCTGTAGAATCTGCCCCAACTGAGCCACTTCGTATTCACGGGCCATAGCACCTAAAGTGCTGAACGGTACAAACGTGTAATCTTGGACGGGGTAATTGTCAGGGTCGAACTGCATGTAGCGGAACGCTGACTTACGGACCAGCGGGATTAGGAAGTTTTCTTGGAAGTTCAAAAGAGTGCGCTTCTGACGCTTAACGATAGCGCCTTGGCTCATAGACATACCAGCGGCGGTTACGTCGTTCTGTACCTGCCCTTGGTTCATCTCGCCAGAGCCAGTCGCCTGAGAAACCATCTGCTGAAGCTGTTGGCCTTGAGCAAAGCTAACCTGATTGAGCTGACCGAAGTTGAACGGCATGATGCTCTCTTGCGGAGCGCCATTAGTCAGCAGGACACGGCCGGGGCGTATCTCCATCTTGTGACCGCGTGGGATGCGTGTAGCGTCCATAGCAATCATTGGGTGTGTAGTGAGGGCGAGAGCGTCGATACGTGCACGTAGCTCTGTGTCCAGCGCCTTCTGGCTCATGTAACCTTTTTCGCAAACACCACGGCCCCAGAAAGTGTTAGGGACAATATCCCAAGAGAAAGAAACGACAGGGCGATCCTGACACATGTAGGGGTTAACGTCTGCCTTGAGGAGTACACCCTCGTTAGCGATGACGATGATTGCCTCTACGTACTCTGAGTCTGTTTCGATGTCTTCTTCGTCCACACCTTCAGCAATAAGGTACTGACGCGGCACTAGGCCGTAGTACTTAAGCAGGCGGACACGGTCGCTAGGGCGGTGACCCAGCAGAGGGTCCGTTTCGATCTCGTCGTCAGAGGCCGCATCGCCTACATGTACGTCGTCTTTGTAAACACCTTGCTCCTGTAGTTGCTCTACAGTGTGCCGCGATACAAACTCGTCAATAGCAACGCCTAGTGCTTCGTCGATGCAAGAAGCGGCAGGGTCGATAAGGAAGTTTTTAGGCTGTACGGGGTTTACCTTGATGAGAGGACGGTAGCCTTCTACCACACCTACCTGAGCCATAGCGCCTTCCATGAGAGGGCGGGTAGCTGGAGTGTATGTCTTCTTTTCTTCGATGACGATTTCGCCAATGCCTGTTCCGTAGACGGCCGCATTGATAAGGCACTCAGATACGGACGTACGGATACGTGCCATCTCGAAGTCTTCGTGGAGCTTGTTACGCAAGAACTCGATGTCGCTTGGGTCTTCGTCTCCGTAGTTATCGCGGATGTCAAAGATCTGACCACGACCGAAGGTAGCTTCTTCTAGTTCGGCTACGTTAGACTCTACAGCCTGTGCCAGCGCTGGGGCAATCAGCTTAGAACGCTCTGATTCGCGTACACGGTCTTCTGAAGACCAGATGTTACGGTAGAGGCGCATGTACTCCTCGTGCCGCTCGCTATAGTTGCTCTCATAGTGATCTCGCCATTCTTGGCACTTACCGAGCACCCACGCCGACAGCTCACCTTCGTAAGCTACGCCGTCAAACTCGTCGTTGAAAATGTCTTCGCTCATCAGTATCCTGCCTCTGCGTCTAAGGGGTCCCAATCGTCTTGTACTTCGTTACCGGACAGATAGGGGACTATAGCCATCTGATCCACGTATGATACCGCATCTAGTAAATCGTCGTGTACTAGCTGAGAAGGGAACGCAGATGCCTCATCAATAAACGGCGCATTCCAGTCAGCTCGTCTAATACGTATTTTACCATGCTCGAACCTCCCTTGTAAAGCCCAAAGGATTCTATCCTGTTTTTTCTGGTTTCCGTGGCTGAGAAGCTCAATACGGAATGTACGGTGTGTGCGGCGCATAATGTCGCTTAGAGGCCCCATAACAGCCTGCTGAGCGATTCCTTTCTCGATACCTACGCCTACAGGTTTGTACTCTGCAACAGCCTTAAAGATCGTCTCTGCTGTCTCATCTAGCGTCCATCTGCCATATTTAATATCTTCTACGTACCAGTCTCCGTTGTCAGCAACATAGACTACCGCCACTGCCGAGTTATCACGTCTCTTGGTTTTAGCTCCTCGGTCGTTCTCGAAGCCTGCCAAGTCGCAAGCCACGTAGAAATCACCTGCGAGTCCTTTTGGCCGCTCTTCATAGTAGATAAAAGTCTCTGGATCAAAATACTCACTCCCTTGAGCGTCAAAGCTCGCCATGTATTCCTGTACGAAAGCCCAACGTGGTAACGTCTGCTCTGCGTGTTTAACTTCGTCCTTGTCTAGAAAAGGGTTGTCGAGCGATGTAAACGTCCACGCCTTCCAATCAGCCCACGCGCCTGTGTAGGCACCCATATATACGTCGTAAAAGTGGTTTCTACCCTCTGGAGTAGAGATAAATATGGCGCTTCCCTTCTTATCTGACAGTGCAGGACGTAGGATACTATCCCACACATTAGGCTTCATAAAGGCGTATTCGTCTAGTACGCAGTGCTTTAGAGAGACACCACGCATCGTATCTGGCCTGTCTGCACCCTTCAAATAGATGGTATTACCGCCTGCGAGGGTGACTGTGAGGTTGTTGACGTTGCTACCTTCGATGATCTCACCTGCTAAGTCAAACAGCAGATCCCACATAACGTCCTTAGCCATGCCTTGCGTAGGCGCAACGTAAAAAACCTTACCATCTTTGCCATTCAAGGCATTGACGATAAGGCTCACCGCCGACATGTAGGACTTACCTGTACGTCGGCCCGCCGCGATCACTTTGAAACGCGATTGATCTGAAAACACCTCTTCCTGCCAAGGCGTGAGGCTGAAGTTAAGAGAAGCCATTAGTGATACAGCCAAAGAACAGGGGTAGTTTCACGTATGTCCACATGAACGAAACCACGCGCTACTCCTACCCCGCCAAATCCGAGGCGAAGCGCCTGAGCGACGAGGATACGACGCTGGGCTCCGTCGGCTACTGCTATATCGGCGGCGATCCCGCTTGCGTGGGTCCCTGCTTTCTTTTTCTTAGCTTCAACAGGATGAGAAGGGTCCCTGTAGCCTGAGGTGATGCGGAAAGGAAAGCCGCATGCGTCCCTCAGAGCGTCTAGACGACGGAGAAACTCAGGGTCCATCTCGTTGTTGCCTGTGTGCTGGCAGTCGAACTCCTCCAGCGTAAAATACTTGTACTCACTCATCGTAGTCAGCGTCCTCTGCGTCGTTAATACCTTCAATGGTGACGCCTGTAGGCTCTTGGCCGAGGCCGGTGATGTTAATAGACACTGCCGCCTGCTGTTTCCCGTCAGCAGTAAAGCCTGCGACTGGAAGTAGACGGTCGGACAATATCTTCATCGCCACGCTTTGGTTTTTATGCTCATCGTCTAACGCCGTCTCGAACAATTTTTCGATTAGCTTAGGCGATTTAGGGTTTAGCAGAAGACGAGACCTAAAATCTTTTAGCGCCGCCGCCTGCTGTCTCTTAGACAATTCACCTGTAGACGCCAACTCCTTGTTTGACGGTCTTCCTACTTTTTTAGACACAAAAACTCCTTACTCTATAGTCCCCTGCGGGATTTATCTTGGATGAGATGTCTTCTCAGAGGGAGTCGATAGATGATGTCGCTGTTGGCGTATCGCTTGAGTCACTCTGAGAGGGTGTAGAGGAGAGAGGTCGCTGATGTCTCTCTGCCTTGTCCTTTATAGTACCTATAATACGGTTTTATTGTAGCATTTTTTTAGGGATTTGTCAAATGAGTACCCATATAGCCGACTAGGCGGCAGGTAAGCTCTCTCAATGGCGTCTACACTGTCCATATTTCCCCTCTTTAGAGGTCCCTTTATAGTCACACAGTGGGCTGGTTAGTCCCCTATTTCCCCTCTGTGGGGCTATAAGGGTAAGCCTTTGATTATTATGGTCTTTTTGGTGTCTACACAGGGCCTCTAGGTGTGCTAATAAGTTCCCACTTGGACCCAAAAGTTACTCTTTGCAAACGGAGGAGCCTACCACACAGTACACCACACAGCAACAGGCCCCCGTGGGGTGCTTTACGGCTCCTGAACGGCTTTAACCCTAGGGGTCTGACTTTTGGGGACCTAGTTGGCACGCTTTGTGCTTAGCGCTGGGAGCTGTGAGGTGCTAAAAAGGTGACAGGAGAGAGGGCGGTGTGGGAGCCGCCATGGCCTGACTTGCTGGGACTTTTAGGGGTGGCCCTCTCGCTGGAGCTGTGAGGGTAGACCATAGGCTAAACCGTGAGGGCTGAGCTACTGCATGGGAACTGCCGAGGATAGGCGAGCGGCTCGAGCGGTCAGCTACATGGATAAGCACACATCGTGCCAACCCATACATGCCCCTAGGAGGCCCAGAATCGCCCTCTGAGCGATGTTAGCCCTGAGCTATGCCTTACCCCTAGGGAAACTTTATTCGCGTTTTGTGTATTATTACCTTTACAGGATATTAAATGTGTAGTAGTTACGCGTGCGCGCGGGCGCGTGTGTATTAAGGAGGGGATAACAATGTGTAAAATTACCATAAAATAAAATCAAAAAGTTGTTGCACGGGGGAACCATTCCTGTAATCTACACACATCGGCACAGGGGACACCCCATAAGGCGGCCGACGGACCCCAAGCGGATACCCGCGAAGGACTCCGAAGCCTACTTAGCGTCACGGGTTAGAGGACGCATCCGAGTCAAGCGGAGTAGTAGCAGAATCCAAAGACTTGCGACACGGGATCGAAGCGGACGGTATCGAAAGCGGAGACGAAGTTAGCAGGGGGAGCGCGAAGCCACCATTTGATGATGACGATTAGGGCATACCCAAGCGGTCACTGCCCAAAGCAACACCAAGCACTGAGAGCACGCCAACGGGCAGACAATCCACGGCACTCACTGGGACGGGCAGACAATCCAGACCACAGAGAAACGCTCTCAGGGCTTACTACAGGGCCTTGGAGACAGGGTCCTCTAGTAAGCAAACATGGAGGGCATACAATGCCAACTCAAAATTATCAGCACGTCCGCATGATCATGACATCAAAGAGCGGCTACAATGAAACAAACTTTTGCACCGTCGCGGCTATCGCCACAGCCTTCAACTGGAGCGCAGGCAAGGCTCACCGGCTACTGGCTAAGCACGGCAGGCCACACCGTAGCGGTCCCAAGTGGGCCAACTACACGACGGCGGTTATGGAAGCATGCGTTAAGGCTGGCAAGGATTGGACGTTTACCGACGCATACGATGGAATGACTATCGGACGCTTCTGCAAAGAGAATCCAAAGGGCACATTCATCGTGTCAGTCAAGGCGCACACGCTGACCATTATTGACGGCGTTATGCAAGACTGGACGGCAGACACCGCTGGACGCCGAAAGATTGGCTACCGGTCGGGATTCGAGTTACACGGTAAGGACGCGGGCGGTGTTGTCCGCATAGGAGGTTAAACATGGACAAAGAGGTAATCATTCAGATCATCATCGGTGGCGCAGGGTTCGCGGCCTTTATGTTTTATTGGGGCT